TTCATGTGAGAACTTGCCCTTGAATAAGCTGGTCCTACAAGTGGGTGATTTTTATCAACTACTCTTGCTCCTGCGCCTGCTCGTTGAACTAAATTTCCAGCCATAGTGTTAACTGCTGGCGCTACAGATATTGATCCAGTTGCTGCTTTTGCCTCTAAAACACTAAACTCATCTATAAGATTTCTTAATGCTAGTTGTAAAACTCCTGCTGCTTTAGCATCACTATAAAGAGTTTGTTCAATTAAACTTCCAGCTTTTTCTGCTGCTAAAATTTCTGGAGTTAAATATTTCCATCCTTCTCCGCCTTTAAGCAGAGCTTTCATATGGAATACGCCCTTTACAATGTAACCAAAGAAGTTTGCAAGAACACCAGTTAACATAATAAGTGGTCCTGCAATTGCGGTTAGTCCTCCAAACAATGTTAGAACTTGTTTTAATGGTTTAGGCAAATTGTCTACGAATTCTAATATCTTAGTAACAACATTAATTAAAGTAGTGTTAATTGCTAAAAATTGATTTCCTACCGTAGCTAATTGAGCCTTTAGTCCTTCGACAGCTCTATTGTATCTTCCAGAAGCCGATTCTGTTACTGCTTTTAATTCTCGATCAGCAAGTGCTCCTAGATCGGCAGTCGAGGCTTTCATTAAATCTAAAACCTGTAATGTCTGGCTACCCTGTTTACCTAAGTTTTCAAACAAAGCGTTCATTCTTGCAAACTGGAACTTACCAAATAGGTTTTCAATTGCTTGCTGCTTCTTTAGTGGATCTAGATTGTCTAGAGCTGCTTGTAATGCAAACAGCATGTCTGTTGTGCTTCCAGCATTTTCATTTACAATTCCAAGTAGATCTATACCAAATGCTTTAAATTGTCCTACTGCTTTATCTGTTGGGTTAATTAAAGAAGCCAAGCCAGATTTAAGTGCGTTTGCTCCTTCTGTTGCGTTAATTCCACCTTCACGCATTGCTGTTAAATATAAAGCTAAATCTTGTACGCTTCCGCCCAAGCCTTGAATTACTGGACCAGCTTTTGGAATTGCTTCTACTAAATCGTTTAGGCTCGTTGAAGTTTGGTTTTCAACTGCGTTTAAAAAGTTAATTGATTCGGTTAGCTCTTCAGTATTTTGTTTAAATGCAGATTGAATTGCTAAAGTAGCTTTCATGGCCTCTGCTCTATCAACTTCACCAAGAACTGCTAGTCTTGTAGTTTCTTCAATTGAGGCGATAAGCTCGTTTCCAGTTTGTCCAGTAGCGGCAATATCTGCGCCTAGCGCAAGAGTTTCTCTGTAAGATGCTCCAAGGTTTTGCGATAAAGCTTTTGCAGTTGCTTCAACTTCTTTTCTTACTCTTCCTAGTTCTTCTGCTGTAGTTCCAGCGGTATCTCCATAAACCTTCACTAATCTTGTTAGCTCTGCATCTGCTGATCTAAAAGCTTCAGCAGAAGCTTTTCCAAATATTGTTAGTGGTAGTGTGAGTCCTACGGTTAACTGTCTACCTGCCCACTGAGTATTTTTACCCCAGTTAATAAGTTGTCCCGCTCCCTGCTGAACCACTTTATTCATAATTTGAAGTTCTTGCCTTGCTATTGCAGTTTTATTTTTTACTTCGTCAAGACCTCTTGGAACCTGAACGTTAAATTGCATTAACCCCTGAGCATTTCTTCCTAGGGGCTGTATAATCGCTTTTTGTAATGCTACTTGTTGTTTTGCAAGATCTCTAATAAGTCCACCAGATGTTCTGGTGTGATTTTGCATTGTTTTATAATATTGATTTAATTTAAGCTGTCCTGAATCTAAGTTTTTACCAAACTTTTCTACATCAGAATTTAGGCTTACAAAGTGTGTGGAAAATTGTCCCGTGCTTCTTAGAGTATCCGAAAAGGACCTATTCATTACCGCAATCTGATTTGCAAACATCTTGTTTGATGATGCAATTTTTTCTTGCAGTTTAGATAGGGATGCTGTTACCTTGTGAACATCTGCAATAAGACCCGAAAAATCCGCATCGGCGGTAATTCGGGTTCTTACTTGTTCGTCAGCCATTTATAATTACTCCTTAGAATATCCTAGCCCTGCTCCAATTCCAAATCCTGCTTCTGCAGCAAACTGGCCTTGTAATGAAAGTATGTCTGTTCCGTCAGCTTCAATTCCTAAAGCTTTTCTTCTGACATCTTCAAAGGTAGGACCTTCTTCTTTTTCTTCTTCGATGTTAAGATCGATACCTTGCATTCCTGCAAGAAACTTTCTCTCCTCCGACTCTTTCTTTTTAATAGATTTCAATGTTTGCAATAACTCTGGCATTGAAAGACTTTCTTCTAGTTCTTCGTAATTTTTCCAATGACCTAAAAGAAAAACTTCTCCTAATAAAGCGGCTAAATCTAGTTCTGACCAGCCAGAACCGCTGCCGCTAGTAGGTTTGGGTCGTCCAACTTAATACCACCACATACTTCAAGTATGCGATTAATGGTTGGAACATCTAGAGCATCCTCTAGTAAATCTCTATTAGCTACAAGTTCTGGTTGCTGCTTTTCTAGTGCTACTGCTACTGCATCAATTAAAATGTCTAGCGTTTCGTCTTCTGTTACTGCCTCACCAGTTCTTTGAATGGCTTGCATAAACTTTCTAAGCTCTTTAATTGTTAAAGGCTTAAGTTTTACTACTGCACCATTTTGTAAGGTGACTTCTTCTACATTATATACTGTTGTTGCCAATTTAATCCTCCTAGGATCTAGTCTTAATTATTATAACATATAGATATTATCACTACAAACAGAAGACCCCCCATTTCTGGAGGGCCCTGTTAATTAATAAATTAATTAAGCTAGAACTCGGTCAATAATCTTACCATACTCTGATCCAGCATAATTAGCGTCTGGAAGCAGACGGAATGTTACTGGGAAAGTTGTTGGTGTATTACGTGCTAGTGAGAACTGTGACTGTTGTACAGAAAGAACACGACGTGCATAATATACACGCTCTGTTGATGCTGCAACTTCTGATGATGCGCTCTTTGCAAGAGTTGGTGCTTGACCAACTGCAAACAACTGACGCTCTGTTGGCTGAACGCCAAGTGCTCCAGCCTCAAGGCCAAGTGTTAGAGTCTTATCGTCTGCACTTGTTGCGCCCTTTGTAGGATATGCATCTGTTGATGCTGCACCATCTTTTGTAAGGGTTGATGCTCCCTGTCCGAATACCAAAAGAACGTTTGCGAGTGTTCCTTCAGACATTTCGGTTGCAATCATAACCTCCATTGCTGACTTGAACAGTTTAGCTGTGTCAAGAAGCTGATCTACGGTTACTGAATCATATGTTGGGTTATAAGTGATCTGAAGACCATTGTTAGTAAAACCAACGTTACGCACTAGGGCAGATGCTCCGAGTGTGGTGGCTGCTGATGTTCTTGCAGCAAGTGTTACTCCACCTGTTGCGACATCCAAAATATTTTCAACATATGTTGGATCTGTTGAATCCTTGACTGATACGAATAGTGGTGATGCACCAACAAGGATGTTCTTTGCATTGTTAAATGCCATTGTTATACCTCCTGTTTTTTAAACATAAATATTAAGTTTTTTTGGCTGGCTAGGCCGTTCCTCTTGTCTAATTGTAGTGGAAAAAATGCCTAAAGGCAAACCCTACAGAAACCTGCCGTTTACGTCAGATATCCTGGAATATTTAACTTCAAGTATAACGTCTGAGGACAAGAAACCTTGAATTTCTTCAGATGGTCCCGTAGGAGATATTTCTGCCACAAAAATGCTATAGAACTTAAACTTGTCTGAGACTCCTGACCAAAGATTTATATCTTTTGCTGAATCATCCATTCTTCTAAACAGGTCTGTCATGAAGTTTCTAATCTGATTAATTTCAGAAACATCTGTTGAATATATTGTAAATAGTATTTGCTCACAGCATATCATCCAGTTGTCTTCATAAGACATTCCAACTTTGTCATAAACAATATGAGTTTTACCGCTCAAGAATTGATTCATTTCTGGAGCTTGTTGAACTGGAATAATTGGAACAATAGATTCACCCAAATTGTCCGAATAATAATCGTCTGCCTCTAATAGGCCTATAGTTAAAATTTGATCCCACAAATATTTTCTTATTTCTATTGAAGCGTCTAATTTATAGTTGGCCATTATAAAGACCCCCCAAACGCTTGAGTAAGAGCCATATCTGCTTGAGAGCGAATGTAGTTTGGAGAAAATGAATATTGAACTCTTTTTATATTTGATGGAACGCCTAAAGCTTTTGAAATAGAACTATTAAACATTTTTTGAAATCCTGATTTTTTAATTGAACCGCTTACAAGTTGGCCACTAAAAAATCTAGAATATTGTAGGTCAAAGGAGTTCTTTACAGAAGGTCCTCCAGGCCTTCTAACGGTCACTGAAGCCCCTTCTGGCATAAATACAGTAACTCCATCCATAGAAAAAACAAGTCGCTTAGAAGACCTTGGAGAGATTATTAGAGGCTCTCCCTTTTCCATAATAAAAGCTTTATTTGCAAACACATGTTTTTTGCCACTCATTCTTGTTGGCACGGCAGTTCTAGAAGGCAAAAATTCATAGTCAATAGAAAATGATAATCCATCTTGAGATAACTTATTTAATTTAAATAGCCTGGAAGATGAATCTCCAGTCTTTTTCCATTCATAAACATGGTGAAAAGATTTTGGCTTTACCCTTGCTTGAGAATCAATATGCTCTGGAAAATCTTTGTTTATTTGAGTAAATATTGTTTTGCTAAATTTGTTTTGAAATGCTTTATTGCTAGTAAGCTTGGCTATAACATTTGCTTCGTAATACACATATGCCGAAACCTGAGCAACTGTGCTATCTTTAAATACTGTTTTATCACGAGAATTACTGCCGACGGCCAATCTTTCTAGGCCGCTAGCTGCTTGGAGTAACATTCCATTATAGTCCAATTTGTTGATTCTCCGATCTCATTACAGATGTATTAAATCCAATAGACTTACCAAATGGGTCTGTTATTGGAGTTGTTCCTATAATTTCAAAAACTGTTGGAGTCTCGTTTGGATAATTTATCTCTGTCCAAATGGCTCTATTTGAAGAATCACGAATATTAGTTATTTTGTCTCTTGCTGTTAATTTATCTAGGGTTCTAATTTGCAATATTTGTTCATTGGAATATTTATTAGAAAACACTTGTCGATCACTGCCTCTTGAAGTTGCCGAATTACTTATAACCCCCTTTGCATGGCAATTCACTGTTTTATAAAAGATCCATTCTTTTTTGATGGCGCCAGTATTTTCATCTTGAGAATCTATTTGCCTGTATACATCTAGCCTCATAGAAAGTAAAGAGTCTATTAAATTATTCATTAAATTATTACCGATTGAGTTAAGACATAGTCTGACAAAAGCTGGTCTGCATATGCGTTTCCTGTGCCAGTGTAAGCTTGTGCATTAAACTCAAAATTCCAGTCGAATGTCTGTATGGTTTTTAAGTACCTATTTCTCCATTCTTTATCGTTAGAGAAAAAGTCCTTAATAAGTTCAATACACGCTAAATCAACTGCCCTTGGAACTTTGCCCCATCCAAATTTTCCTACAATTTTATATTTTATATTTTGGACAAATGCGCCTGTTCCATAATCATTAAAAGATGGTGGTACCATCCCATTTGCAATGTACGTGGAGTTATCTAATAAGTTTGCTCTGTTAACCTTAATTCCATATCCAGTTTCAGATACTTCTAAACTAAGGCCCCAATTATTTATAGAGTTTAAAGTGTCATAAAGAAGAACATCATTTATGTAAAGCTTATAAATTGAATTAATTTTTTGTTGCGTAGGAAGGACATCAGATCCAGATCCATAAACTAACTCTACATGATCATATAAATAAAATGATTGTCCTGTATAGTTTTCAATTTTTTTACGTGCATAATTTTCTGCAGCCTGTAGTTCTTTATAGGACTTGTAAGATGGGTCAGATGGATCAGAACTTATTCCAAGGTCTTGATACATCTGAGATAGATCCGTATACGGAGTAACAATAGAAACATCTTGACTTTTAGAAACAAGAGATCCCGATATAGCATAATTCCACTCTAGCTTTAAAACTCTATTTCTTGCAGTTAAGCTTAAAGGAATATAGGCATTGTATAATCCAACATTTGTTTCGTCTTTAACGGATGTTAAAGTTGTTAAAATTGTAGAAGGACTTATTGATGGAACAATTGAAGGGTCTTCTGTAATATCATAAACTTTTACAGTTGGGAGAGAATCTGAATCTGTAACCTCTCCTTGCCAAAATATCTGATGAGACACTGGTGAGTTGGTACCTATTAATACTTCGGACATTGATCCACTCCTCCTTATTGCTTTTAGCTATAAAACTCTTGAACTTCTCTTGGGGTTGCAACTCTAAATCCTTCTGAATCTACGTCAAAAATCTTTTGAGCTTTTTCTTCAGGTAGTGCTACAAAAGGGTGTTCTTTTGTAAATGTTTGTCCTTGAATGTCGTATCTGAAATTGTCTCTGGTCATTCTTACCAGAACAGTTCCATCCGCCTGCTCTTTCTTTGGATCAAACTTTGGCAATACTTCAATCTTATCTTCTTCTGATACGTCTTTAATTGTCTGTAATGTTTTTTGATAAACAGACCAAGTTACGCCTTCTTCTGATAGTGCTGCTATTACGTCTGCTTTATTTTTTAAGGTTCCTGTTTCTACGCCAAAATCTTCGGCTAGCTTTTTTAGTTCGGTTACCTTTAATGTGTCAAATGACATATTGTCTCCTTTGTTTAGGTATTTAATTATATCATTGTTAAATTCAAATGAAAAGCCCCCATAAATAAATATGGGGGCTTTTCAAGCCTATTTCCTAATTAGGAAGCGACTTTAACGTTCTTTACAACTACCCATGCATCAGCTTGTTCAATTTGAACGCCAACACGAGTAAACATTGTGTATTCGATAGAGTCCTTCTTTGGCCAGAAGAAGCGATATACAGTTACGTCACGCTTGATACCAATAACTACGTTATTTGGGAATGTCAAGTGTACGTCTCCGTGATCGCCAGTCTCACCAGAGTAGTCACCGTCTTGTGCCTCTTTTAGAAGAGGAACTTCAACGATTGGAATACCGAATGCGAATGGTGCAACGAATCCAGCTGGACCACCAAGACCTGGTTGGTCTCCACGGATAATGCTTGAAGCGATATCCTGTGGGTTTACGTTCTGGATGTTTTGTGATGTTGAATACAAGTAGTCTTGAATCAAGTTCGATCCTGATAGGAATCGAAGATCCTGACGACGTTGCTTGTACTTACGTGGAAGTGCCTTCAACGCTGAGTTGAATACTGCACGAGAAATATTAGCACCTGCTGCGTCAACTACGTGACCGCCAGCCTTTGCCTTCTTTACAACACCGTCAAATGACTTGTACAGGTTGTCTGAAGATAAAGATACGTTTCCGTTAAGAACTACATCTTCAATATCATTACCTGCCTGTGTTGCCATCAAACGTGCAATGTGATCTTCTAGATCTGCACCCTCGATGTTGTCTTCTAGTGCTTCAGTTGAAAGCTCCCAGTCTAGGCGAAGCTTCTTTGTTGTTAGAGAAATCTTTGAGAAAGTCACTGCACTGTTTGTGCCTGTGTTTTCACCTTCTGAAGCAAGCTTCATTAGTTTCTCTCCGACTGACATACGGTCAATCTCTGTTGTATCGGCCTTCATTCGGACTGTACGGGCGACCTTACCAATTACGGTTGCGTCGAACATATAATCTAGAAAGCGGGCTGATTGTTCTGGGTTTAGTAGACCACCGTTTCCGTTTTCGGAAGCTCGGTGTACTCCTGTACCACCTGTTGAGGAGCCGAAGCCTGTTGATACTGTTGTACCTGCTTCTGCTGCCTTTTCTAATAGTTCATTACTCATTTATTTCACCTACCTTATTTGATTAATTCTTGTACGGAACCGAGGAAAGAACCGTTCCATTTAGATTTGGATTTTTGTAAAACTTCCTGAGACCCGCCAAGGTCACTGGACTTCTTAATTGCAGTGTCTGATTCTACTGCGTCTACACGCTTCTCAACTGTGTTGATTATCGTGTTAATTTCTGCAACTGCTTTTGATAGCGCTGCATTTTGTTCTGCCAATTCTGTAATCTTAGCTTCTACAGTTTTTGAAAAAGATTCTACTGAATCTTTAATTGCTGAAACCTCAGCAGATTTTTGTTCTGCTGACTTTGCTACAGTTTCTGAGAAAAAGTCTTTAATTTCGCCAAGCATCTTTGCAAAATCAGGTTCATCAACCTCAACTTCTGATACGTCGGCTGCTTTTTCCAGAGTTTCGGCAGGAGCGTCTGCTGCTGCTTCTGCTGCTTCTACAGCTGGAGCTTCAGCCACTGGTGTTTCTTCTACTGCTACAGGAGTTTCTTCAACTGCTGCAACTGTTTCTGTGTTTTCTGACACTTCATTACCTCCTTCTGCGTTTGCCTGTTTTGCAATTGTTTGTGTTTCAGGCAACGACACTCTTGATTGCTTGTACGCATCAAGAATTTTATCTATCTCTTTTGCTTTATTTACATCATTACTTTCTACCCAACCTATTAATTCTGCTGGTTTATTTGTAACTGGTGATACATAAGTTTTGTCTGTTGAGATAAAAACAGAATCACTTTCTGCACAATAAAAAATATTTTCCATTTTAACATCTGCTGCTATTCCTTTAAAAACTAACTGTCCGTTAACTTTTGAAATAGACAAAATGTTACATAGTTCGTTTGCTGGAGAGTCAACAATTGAAAGCTCTATTAAATCATAGTCTTTAATAAATCTAACTGATTGACCTGTTGACTTATTAACCTCATTGTCAGACTCGTTAATCTTTCCGCCGATTGAAAATCCTGAAAGAGTTCCGTCTAAAACCTTTTCCCATGTATCTTGTGCACCCTTTGAAATATATGCATCAACATACACTCCGCTATAAAAAGATTTTGTAGTTGGGTCATAAAATGTTTCTGGCTTAAAAGAAACAACTTTTCCAACCGCAAGAGGTGTGTGCATTTCACGTAGGTTGCCACGGAAATTTTCAAAAGCTTTCATGCTTGCTTCTGCTGTTACAACGTCGCCAGTTTGATCAACATTATCTAGTGTTGCAAAACCAGAAACAGTTCTTTTCTCACGGTTAACCTTCGTAAAAGGAACTGAGAGATGAATGCTTTCGCCATTGGCAGACCAATAGGATTTTTCTATATTCATATGCTTAATTTTATACCGTTATACTATATAACGCAAATAAGTAGTTGAGCAGATAT